AGATGGTCACCCATCTTTTTACTTTTCATCTTTAAGTCAGACATTACTGAATGACAGTAGCAATACTTGTTGCGAAAGATGAAGTTGCAACTGCAGCCCAAGCAGTACCAGTATACATTAATGATACTGATTCACCAGCGGCATCTAGTACAACAGTAGTACCAGAACCAACTGTGGCGGCAGGAGTTACAGTGATGTTATTACCAGCAGTAGTACAAATAATTGTCTTCAACTGACCAGTTACACCAGCTGCAAGTGTTACAGTTACTGCACCACCAGATGAATCAACTGTTGAAACAGCAGTAGAAACTGAAACAGCAGTAGAAGTATTAGTTAGTGCTTCTGTACTGTTAGTTGCAATAAATGTTGGAATATAGTTAAATACATTCGCAGCTGAAATTTTCTTATTGATAGGTGTACCAGTTGGGTCATCTACAATGTGAAATAAATCAGCAGTTGCGATACCAGACCCTAAGTCTGTTAACGCAGTAATTTTCTTATCAGCCATATTTTATCTCCTATGGTCTAAACCCCAGCAATAGTGTGGGGAATGTTACTGTCGGCATCAGAATTTTCATCTTTTCCGACATCAGTTTTCTCACCGAATTCATTACAAAGCGCTATGGCACCAGCGATAGAGAATTTAGTTTGTTTCAACGACTCTACTTGTTTGAGTGCCTCTACAAGTTGATTCTCTACCTTTGATAATTCAACTTGTAATTCTTGTTTTCTCGTCTCAATATCTTTTAATTCCAAAGACATAATATACTCCTATAATTTAGATTCTAGCTATCTGGTAGTGCGATATCATCAGCAGCATCACCAGAAATACTTGAAGCAGCAACTAGAGTTTCATATTGAACTCTACCAGCACGACCACCAGTACCTACTGTTTTCTTAACCCAACCTACATGGCTAAGTTCTGTGGTGTTACTATCACCGTCATTACCTAAACCAGTTGAAGCTACAGCAGTTGCTGTTGTTGCACCAGTTACAATAGTAAATGTTTGAGCACTATGACCAGTACCAATATTAATCGCAGTTCCACCTTCAGTAGCTGCAATCTTAAAGGTATCGTCAGTTTTATCTCTAACAAATACAGTTTGTCCGTTAGTTACATTGGTCATTAAAGTTCCACCACCTACTTGGTTGTAAGTGATTTGGTCAGCATCTGTTAGTCCGTGTCCAGTAAATGTGATTACATTAGTACCAGCATTTACATTACCAGTTGGAATTGTCATTTTTGGTGCTTCAACTGTTACAGCTGGTGTAGATTGATAATCAGAACCTACTGCTGTTACAGTAATTGCAGAAACAGCTCCACCAGAAACTGTGGCAGTTGCAGTTGCAGTAGTACCAGTTAATGTTTGTGAGTTATTACCAACATTACTAGAACCACCAGTCATATCAAGTGCAGTACCAGCTTGTGCATTAGAAAGTGAACTTGCTAACTTAATAGTGTCTGCATCTACACGAATAACAAATAATTCAGTATCATCTGTAATGTTACCACTATTTTGTGCAAGATTAGTTCCACCTTGACTATTATAAGTTATAGATGTACCAGTTCTCATATTGTGGCCTGTAATGGTAAATGTATCGTTTGCAAGTGAAACATTTGCAGTTGTAAGAACTCTTGCAGTTGGCCCTGCAACAGTAATAGTTGGTGCTTGTACATATCTTGCACCAGTAGTTGATGTTAATGCAATATCAGTCACATTATCAACACCAGCAACAGATTCACCTTCATCTATACCAAATACAGTGCTATCAATAGTTCCACCGTGTCCGTTTATTGGTGGTCTTGATACAGTTGCGGCAACACCACTTTCTGTACTTCCACCAAAATCAGATGTTAATGTCATACCAGTATTTGTTTCACCAATAAATGTTTGTGAATTATTACCAGTTCCAGTTATATTAATTACTGAACCGCCTTCTGTTGCAGATACATCTATTGTATTTGCATCGTGAACAGTTTTAACAAATACGATTTGTCCGTCTGTGATTCCAGCGATTGCAGTTCCACCAGCTGCACTATATGTGAGTGGTGTGTTTGCAGTATATCCGTGTGAAGTAATGGTAATTCTTTCATTACTTGCGTTTACAGCAGATGTAGCAACTGTTCTAGGTGGTGTAAGGTCTTTTACTCTCACTTTTTCTCCACCAGCTGTAGTGACTACATCACCGATTTTTACTTCGGTTTTGTATGCTCCACTTGCATTAGCTTGTACAATCGCACTTCCATTCGTGTAAGTGTGAGTACCAGATAAAGCGGAGCCATCATTCATACTCCATAAACTCATTGTTTTCTCCTTATAGTTTTATAACTATTTATAACCTAATTTTTTCAATTCGTTTAATGTTGTACTCACAGACATATGATGTATTCCGATACCACCTTTTGATTTCCACTCTTTAATATTTTTAGCGTGGTCATCAATTAAAACATTAGGTTTATTGTTTGTCATTGCAAAATCTTGTTTTTGAGAACGCCTTACTAAATGTATACGGCTTCTCTGTGTTAAACTCAAATTCTTTCTCAACCATTTCATTTTACCAGGCACACAATTACTATCTTTTGTTGAATATGCAGATAATATATGTGAACCATATTTATTAACGAAACTCCATAATCTCTTTGCTCCAGGCATCCATTCTAAGTTTTCCCAAAAGGATTTATTCTTGTGAATAGTTGCCCATCTTTTTGCATTATCCATTTTTACAAAGGTTTGACCGACTTCTTTATCGGCACCTCCTAAAAAATCAACCAACACCATATCCATATCGCAAAATAGTGTTGGTAATTCCTCTTTCTCGCTTAATGTAGAATTATAAACATCATAAAAATTTTTCACTTTACCTCTCTTTTCATTCTGTTATTATAACACACTATCGTAGCTTGTCAACCCTATGCAGATTTTTTTTCTTCTTTAGAAGTTTCAATATCTGACATTGGTTTACCAGTCATAGTTTTATTCATTTTTTTACTTTTGATAAGTTCTTTGTCTTTTTTGTCTTTCTTATGGTTTTCGTGTCCTTCTTCGTGAACTATTTCTAAGTCTTTAGTTGGAACTTGTTTTTCAATTCCGTGTTGAAACCAAATATCATACCATTCAACCATACCTTTTTTATCTGGGTCGGCGTGCATTGAGTGTATTGTATTACCTCTACCCCATTTTTCGTGTACTACATTTTTTGCACACATATGCCAATGGTTGGCTGGGTTAGGTGAATCTTCTAGTTTATTTTCTTCTAATGATTCTTTATAAACTCTTTTACCTTGACTATGAAGTTGTTTAGCAATTTTAGCATTAGGGGCAAAAATGTGATTCTTATTATTAGGCGTATTTGAATTATCTTTTTTAACCTTACCACCTTTAACAATAAATCTATCATTCTCATAAGCGTCAGATTCTTTTACTGAATCACTCCATACTTTTTTTAGAGCATCTCTCATAGTATCAACTCTAAAATATGCGTTTTCATTCTTAGACATTTTTGATTCCTTTTCAGTTTCTTTTTTCATTGCTTTAGATATTGCTTTTCTTTTCTTGTGAAGAAATTTATCACTTGAATCAACATCTCCATCATTATCAATATCTTTATCTTTTCTATCGTCAAACTTTTTCTTTACAGCGTCTTTATTTACTGGGTCTAATTTTTTCTCGTAAATAGATAACACGGCATTTTCCAAAGTTCCATTTTTTGTATCAAAATACTTTGTCATTAATTTTCTCCTTGTTTATCACGACTTGCATCAGTAACATCTTTAATTTTTGCTCTTTGCATAATTGTGTCGTGTTTATCTTTCATTCTCTCTTTTTCTCTATTAATCAATTCTTTGGCGGCATCAGTAGCATCACCTTCCATCATACCAATATGCGATTGAACTCTTTTGGATTGACCTAAATGCATTTTAGATGCAGCTCTTAATTCATCACAAATAGTATCTAGTGTTTTGTTTTCTAAATCTAATCTATCAATACGAACTGCCTGACTTAAATGTTTTTTAGATGCACCTTTAAGTTCTTCAACAACTTTTTTCATATCCTCTAAATCACCTTCTTTTTCCATAATAACACTTTCTTCAATAGGGTTCAGAATATAATCTCTCATTTTATTCATACTGTTTGATGCAACTGCAAGTTTATTAGTCCACCAAGTTGGTAGTGAACCTTCCTTGTCCATAGAGTTTAGTTTACTCATAATCTCATTTGCATCTTCAATAACTGTTTTACATTTTCTAATCATTGATGGAACATCACTATGTCCATCTTCATTAAGTTCTTCTTTTAGTGCCTTCTCTGTTTTCTTTGCAATATCTTGTCCAAACTTCTTTGCAAGTGCAGACATAAGTTGTTTATCAAACTTCTTAACTTCAGGCCCCTTTTTAATACCTTTTTTTTCTAATTCACGATAATACTTAAATAAAGATGGTGATTTAATTTCAATTTTATTTGCAATTTCTATTCTTGCTTTCAAACCAAGTCCCTTTTCTCTAAGTTGTTTTGCTCTTACAACAAGGGCATCTTTTGTTGTTAATGACAATGACTGAGGATTCGTCATTGATACTTCATCAAGTTCAAAAGATTCTTTTTTTGCCATTTTAGTTGCAACTGCCATTTTAACTTGCATACCTTTTTCTTTACCATATCTTTTTTCAAAATCTTTTAAAGGTAAATCTTTTGCAATCTCTTCTCTGCGTTTCAACTCATTTGGAGTCAGTGTTCTTTCCCTAACTTGTTGATACATCTCTGTCATAGTTTTTCTATATGTTGTCATATTTATTCCTAATTATCAACCTTTGCACCTTTTCTCCACTGATAACAACTCCAGTATCGTGCCTTTGTTTTTGGGCCAGGATTATCACAATTATGTCTTGCTCTAAAACTCTTTAATCTGTTAGGGTCATCCCTTTTTATTTCCATATTTGGATCGCCGAAAGTCACTTTAACTACATTACCTTTTTCATTTTTCACATAAACACCAAATTTTTTATTACTTCCACTAGGTAGTCTAAATGGGTCATTTAACTTAACTTTACGACCTTGATATTCAGATTCTACTATGTCTAATTTCTCTATATATTTATCTTCTAAATCATCTTTAGAAATCTTTGACCTCATAAGATTATAGGTTTCTTGGAGTTTTTCTTCCCATTCATCTTTGTATCTTTCTTGATACTCTTTTCTAGTAGACGGTCTTTCAAACCAGTCTTGTATGTTGGATTCACTCGCAACCTTTGACTTGACTGACTGTTCATAATCTTGGCCTGGTGTAACATCAAATGTATGTCTAGCATAAGGTTCTCCTATTTCATATGATTCTTTCTTCTTTTTCTTTTTAGATGCTCTTGCTTGTTTTTGTAAATCTGGGTCTGCTTTACCACCAGTTAACATTGAGTTCACTCTTGCAAATGCCCATTGTTGTGGAGTAGTGCCTGGTCTGTGTCCAGTTTTCCAAGCTGCAAGTCCTCTATCATAACTCTTCTTTAGAATACCATAAGGAACACCAGTTTGTTGTGATTTCTTAACAAGACCAGCAATCTTCTCAGTAAGATTTACAGATTCATCTATTTCAAAATCAACTTTAGCTGCAAGGTTAGATGGTAATTTACCTTTTTTTACTAAACCATTAATGTAATATGCAACATCTCTTGCATCAACACCTTTTACCATTTGTCCTAATGCTTGAGCAGGATTTCTATGTCCTTGTTTATGCATTTGTATGTACATTTTAAGTATCCTATCATAACCTCTAGGGTGAGTCATTTGATGTATCTTATCATAGATTTTTCTATAATAAGGCATTTCTTTTATATCAGTTTCTTCACCTTTTGCTCTTTGTAATTGTGCTGGTGTGGGTGCTCCCTTTTCACCTTTCTTTCTCATCTTCTCACCAGAACCTTGTTTTATTCTTTGTCTTTTTTTATGAATGTTTGCCCATAAACTCTCGTCAACTTCTAATTGTTCTTTTAATGCCTTTAATAAATCTTTATATGATTTAGAAATTTTACTCTGAAATTTTTCTTTATCAGATGCTTTTTTCATAGAATCATATTTTGATTGAACTGCTTGTGCAATCTTAGATGAAACTTTTACTTTCTTCTTATCCATAAATTGTACTGGAAAATTACCTCGTAAAGATACAGACTTTCTTAACTGCATCATAATATTTTTATCTGCAGCTTTAATATCATCATCTGTTGCAAAATCATCAACATCTGCTGGGTCTATTCTTTTTTCTGAAACTTCACCATACATCTGTTTAAACTTTTTAGTATATTGTGATGGTTTAGTTTTCTTATCTTTATCACCAGGCGCTGGTTTGTATGCATTTGGGTTATCATCGTCCATTTTCGCTCCCTTTGTAAAATGGGCATCTCTTGCCTTTTTAGTAGATACAGACATTCCTTTTTTATCACCTACACCTTTTGCATAATACTTTGCTGGTTCAGAGCCTGGACTGTCTTTTATATCTGAGTCTTGTTTTGTTTTTGTTATTTTTTTTGTTTCTTTTATTGAATGAAGAAATGCTTTATGCACATTTTCACCATCTGTGTATTGCACATAGTTAGTACCTCTTCTAATTATCTCACCACTAGTTCCATCATTTATATTTTCTACTAAATCTCCGATTTGATAGATTGCACCTCTGACATATAAATCTCTTTCAATTTCTTCATCAGAGTATTTTGAATTCTCTTTTAAGTTCATACCTTTCCTCACATCCTTGAATAATTGATTACCATTTTTAAAACCTCGTGGTAATCCTTTTTGAAATGTATCATAATCATTATTAGTTGCAGCTGCCCTCATCTTAGATGCACTCATTCCAGTAACACCTTCTGCATCTGGGTCTCTTTCGCCTGCACTAAAAATATTAATAGTATCAAAATCATAAAAACCGTGTCGTTTTTCTTGACCATTATATGTTGTCAATAGTTTTTTAAACTCTGCAACTCTATCCGAACCTACCACCATATTTAATTCTACATAACCTTGTTGGTGAAAGTAAACTGCAATATCTAAAACTGTTTTTAATTTGTTATTTGCGATTATGTTTCTTTTATGTTTTGGAAACATATCTCTCATATATGCAACTTTCTTTGCAAGTGGTAAAGGGTCTTTCTTATTGTTCTGAGAATGTGATGGAAATATATAATAATCATCTCCACCAGCAATCTTCTTAACTTTTTCTATTAGTTTTTCGTGGCCAGTTGTTGGTGGATTAAATCTACCAAATGTAAATATAACTGATTCAGTTGCTTCTGAAAAAGTTCTAAACGATTCGTACTTAATAACCTTATTAGGTGTTTTGAAGTTTTGTTTTCTCATAATAGTCTTGTTTGTTACTTCTATTTCATTACCTTTTGTTTTAATAACAACTGGTAAATTTAAATTAGTTGACATATCTTTTAAAACAGCTTGTATGTCTGGGTTGTTTATTATATTCTTTGCTTTGTTTTTTTGAATCTTCTTAAAAAACCTTTGTAATTCAGATACTTTTATCTCTGGACTATTTCTTGGGTCATTCATTCTATCTACAAAGTGTTTAGTAAATTCTATATCAACTCCATATTTTTTTAATATTCTATCTGCAAATTTTTCTAAATCATTTATATCTTTTCTTGATACCTCTTCTTCTAATAACTCTCTAAGTTTCATTTCCCACCTCTACTATTGGTTCACTGCTAGATGTATCTATGTAATCACCTTTAGATGATTTCATATATTTTCTCGTACTAACATCTTTTACCAACATACCATTTTTTAAAGTGTAAGTGATATACTTTGCAACAATTACACCTTCTTTACTTCTATTAATGTGTTCTTTCATAGGGCCATCTTCCATCATTTTTTTGCTCTCATTTTTGCAATTCTCTCTCTGTCTGCAATTCTTACTTTTCTTTCTTGTTTCTTCGCAATCTTATTAATTTTCTTTTTAACATTCGGTTTAGATAAAAAGTTTTGAGTTATCTGTGCTTTTCTCTGCATAGGTAAACTTCTATATGGAAGTTTGTATATCTTTTGCACTAACAAATCTATTGCTTTCTTTCTTGCAATTCTTTTAATTGCTTCTGGTTTTTTATACCTTTTAAGAGATTTCATTCTTTTCTTTAAAAACAATGCAGACTTAGCTCTTAACTTTCTTCCTGCTTTTCTTGCTCTTTGTATAAACTTAGAAATTGCAGTTACTTCATCAAGATTTTCTTTATCCATAATCTCAACAACTTCTTGGTCAACAGAATACATATCTCTTACATCGTTATCCAAATCCATAACATACTTTTTTAACTCTGTAAATGTCTTCATTTGTTCATTTCCTTTGTTTTCTTTTTCATCTTCTCTATATAAGCACGATAGATTGCAGCCTCTTTAGTTTTACCAGCAACTTTTGCTCTTTGTTCCATTGCAATCGCAGCTTGTATTTTATGTGCGTGTTTTTTATCACTACTATTTATTTTCTTTATACTTGCCCTTGCAGTCTTTTCATCTTTAAATCCTAGTCCGTGTATTGTACCTTTAGGATTCTCATCTGTATATAAATCAGAATGTTTATCAGACCCTGCTGGTTGACCTTTCTTTCTAGGTATTCTTGGTGCTTCTATAAATTGTTTAAATGTTTTCATTAAATCAATCCGTTATATTGCAATTTAAGTGAAGTAAATTTACCAAGTCTACCAAGTTTTGCTAATTTCTTACCAGCTCTTACACCAGAATCACTTCTAATATTCATTTTAATTGTTTTCTTTTCCTCTGGTGTTTCAATATCAATTAACCACTCTTGAACTGAACTTTTATTTAAATATGCTTTAAAATTATTAATAAGTGGTAATAAAGATGCAAGGTCATCATTCTTTTGTTCTGCTGTTTTACCTACAGCTTTAACTAAAATTAATGGAATTTTTTCTTTTGCATCTTGTAAATTAAAATTATTTTTAACCCAATCTTTAAATTCATCTAAACTTAATGAATTTACTATATCGCAAAAATGTTCTCTACATACTTTTAACATTATAGTGTACAATTCATTTGCTCCTTTTTCATTTTCAACAAAAAAATCTAAGTATAATTGTCTAACACCATTCTTATTTGACATATAGTTATTTTTATTAGCAATACTATCTATGCCAGGTATTTTTGAATAAACACTATCCCACAAATCATCCTCTAGTTTTTTAATCTCACTTTCTTTATTTAATTTTTTATATTGTGTACTTACATAACTATTAAGTAATGGTTCTTTAGATTTCTTTTCACCAGCTTTTAAACTAACTCCTAGTGTATCTCCATTAGAAAAAAATATAAAAATATCACCAGCGTGATTTTTTGGAATACCAGATGGTTTTTGTCTATATCCCCAAACTACTTTTTTTATCTTTTTAGTTCTATTAATATCATACAAGTAATTTGTAATACCTATTGCATTTTCTATTTTTGTTTTTACTAGTTTTTCTGGTAATGAAGTCAATGAATCAATGACTGCAACACCAGCACTCTTATTTGCATCTACTACAAAAGAATTTTTATCTTTTTTTAAATCTAATTTATATAAAAACTTTTTAAAATCTTCAACTGATGATGGTTTAAATTTTAAATTAAATGCAAGTGTTGGAAAAAGTTCTGTTATTGATGCAGTTGCAGTAGTATCAACTCTTTCACTTATGAACTGTCTAAATCTTAACATCACTTATCCCAATTCTTTATTGCAGTAAAGTTATTAAAACTAAACTCCATTCTATCAACAAGTTTTACGGCCTTACCATCATTATTAATTGCGACATAACCTTCTGGATTTGTAACCTTAAATCCATTTTTCGTTTTTATAAAGGTGTCCGTCAGTTGTTTAACTGAATTCAACTTTTTAACAATTAACATCTTTGCGGCCACAAGGGCTTGTTGAAAAGAAATGACACTTTCTATATTTCTGATATGTTTCTTAAACTCTCTCAGATACTCGTTCTTATTTCTTTCAATCTTTTCTTTTGCTCCGAGTGTCTTTACTTTGTCCTTATTCTTATCAAAATGGTTTGCAATATGGTCAAGATATCCTTGAGCGTGTTGCCTTACATTTTTGATAGTTTGTCCTTGTCTTACTTTTAAATTATTATATGTTTTCAGACTAGCACCAGACAAATTCCCTACCATTGAATTTTGAAGTCTAATAAACTTCTCTAACAATGATGAATTTATTCGTCTAAAAATCTTACCAACTGTTGATAAGTATAATGTTACTTCTTCTGTTTCTGATTGAGTAAAAGTTGCTTTACCAGAAACATCTTTAAATGAAGCATTATCCATCCATACACTATCTATATTTTTTAATCCTTTTATATCCACACCGAATTTTGCTGACATTGATGGCAAATTATCGCCTTCATAGGTGGTGTGCCATACAACTCCAATTTGTGATTTAGAGATTTGTCCAGCAAGTTCAGAACCCATAGGTGCAGCATAAACGATAGTGTTAGGCTGAAAAGAAATAAAGGTTTGTTCATCAATTTTCTCCTTTTTTAAATCTTTCTTGGTGAACATTAAATCACCTTGAATAACATTTTTAATTCCTAATTTTTTAAATTCTTTTAATGCGATTGCAAACTTGTCTTTTAAATCACCAGAAACATCTATTTCTGATTCTTCTTTATACAACTTTGGATTTACATTAAATACTGATTTCTTTGCGACAAAGAACTTGCCATCTGATGGGTCAATGCCTGCAAATATAGCAGGGGCCCCGTCCCACTTAACAGTCATATTAACTGAACCTTTAGATGACCCAGATAACATATCTCTTAATGATTGTAGAAAATTAATTGCACCTCTACCCCCACCGACACCAAAGTTGAGTATCTCATCTTCCAAGTGTTCAAGGTGTAGATTTTTGCCTTGTTTATCTTCTAATAAAAATTCTTTAAATGTTAACATTTTTCAATTTTTCCATAGTTCTATTACTACTATATTTATAAATTGAAATTTGTCAAGTCTTTAAAACATTCCAGTTCTTGCATTTAAATTACCAGCAACCATAACTCTTTCAAAGTCAATTTCTTGTGGTGGTACTTTATGTTTTACCCAGCCTGGAAACATCACCAGTAATCCGTTTGACGGTTGTACTTTATAATCTGTGTTTGTGAATACTAATGGTGAACATTGACTAGTTACATTAACATAGTATGTCCAAGACCATATCGCAGGCCAATGGTCGTGGGATACAGTATATTCTCCCTTTTTATATACTGCACCCCAACAATCGTAACAATCTGGAATGAATTGTACTGGTGATACTTCTATTGAAATTTCTCTTACCCAGTTTACTAGTTCTTGAAAATGTTCACCACCAGCTTCTAATTGCATATTCCATTCAGTCATTTGTGCTTTTACATTTGACTTGTAATTTATTCTATCACCTTGTTGTCTGATAAACTTTTCTAATATAGGGTTAAGAGTTTTCCATTTGTCATATGTTTTGAGAACAACTGGATATCTCTCTTTGAATAATATTTGTCTACCTTCTTTACCCCATATTGGTGGGTGGTCTTTTACTGGATCATCTACCATACATTTTCCTTTAAGAATTTTGGTAAAGGTTCTCTACCAAATGGTCTTATAGTCATTAGAGTTGAAACCATTTCTTCAGCGTCTTCCTTGAATTTAAATATTTGGACAACATCGTTTGTCGGTAATTCAATAACAACATAGCAAGCTGCTTTATCTCTCCATTCCACATCAACAAAATATTTAACCTTGTACTTTTTATATTTTGAGGTCGGAAAACTTTTCATAAGACTTCTCTCCTAATCTTTTTCCAACACCAGTATTGTCAAAGACTGGTTCATTCTGTCCAGAGTCTAACACATCTTTTTGTGCGACTTGTTCAACATCATATAACTTCATCTTTGCTCTATCTATTCCTAATATGAATCTTTTATTCATTGTAGGGTCATTATATCTGTTCTTTAATTGTTTAATCATTATCTGATTTAAATCCTCTAGTTCCTCTGTTGATATTAATGCAAACATTAAATCAGCAGTTGCAGGCAATCCAAAACTTTCAGATGTATCTTCTAATCCTACATCTGTTGAAGTGTATGCACTTCTCGTTGTCTGTGTTGCAGAAACAATCGGCACATTTGATTCAACTGCAAACCCTCTAAGTTCTTCTGCAATAGCCTTAATATAAAAATATGAACCTATACTTGCATTACCTTTAAACCTAGATGATGAACAAATATTTAGATAGTCTATAAAAATGATATCTGGTTTAAATGATTTCTTGAGTGCAAGTTCTTTTACTAAACCTTTAAAGTGTCCACTATGTGCAGATGCAGTTGGATATTCTTTAATTACTAATTTACCATTTGTCTTTTTAGATATACTTGATATCTTATCAGTAAACATCTTTTTAGGTAGTTCGTGTAAATCATCAATAGATATATTCATTAAGTTTGCATCTATTCTTTCTGCAATCTTTTCTTCTGCCATTTCTAATGTAATATAAAGAACATTTTTACCTTGCATCAAAGTTGATGCAGCCATATGACACATAAACAATGATTTACCTACACCAGTACCAGCAAGTGCAACATTTAATGTTTTATTAGGTAAACCACCTTTAGTAATCTTATTAAAGTAGTCTAAGTCAAAAGATATTTTATCTTCTTTTTTATGATAGTATTCATATCTATTTTCAGACTCATCAATATAATCGTGTCCAATATGATTGTCAAATGATACTGAAAGTGCATCTGATAATATACTTGGAATAGATTCTGGTGTGTTGTTCTTATCTTTGTCTTCTATTATTTTTATACTATCAACAACTGCATTATATACAGCTTTGTCTTTACAGAATTGTTCAACTGTTTTCAACAACCAATCGTAATCAACCTCTGACTTATCAAGTGATTTTAAAAGTTCTAATGCACTAGTATGTTCAGTATCTGATAAATCTCTTCTGTTTTGAAGTTCTATTTCTAAAACAGTTTGAGTTGGAGGTTTAGAATACTTCTCTACAAAGTCATTTATTTCTTCAAAGACAATCTGTTGACTTCTATCTTTAAAATATTCTTTCTTTAAAAAGGGTGTTACCTTACGATTGAATTGTTCATTGTTCAATAACTGACTTAGTGTCGTTACTTCTATCGTCTGATTTTGTACCACTAATTACCCCCTCTGAATAATGTTTATCTACTATATCACAAAGTATATCACCTAGAAGATTTTTGAAATCTATATTCAAATGTTCTTCTTTCAATCCGTTGTAATCAACAACTGTATATTGAAATTTAAGAACTGCTTCTAAGCCTTGGTTTTGTGAGTCTTGTACTGATGCAATCTTTCCAAACTTGAATACAACACCATCATATCTACCACCTTTAATACCAATGCAATCTTGTTGTGACTTTGATTTGTTTTCTAAGAAAACATAACTATCTGCGATATTACCTAAATATCTTTTTGAGGTATCATTCGCTTTCTTCAACGCTTTCTGTTCCACCATATCTAAATTCCTTTTTTGCACATTCATCTAAGATGGCCATAACATCTTTAGTGAAATATTTTTTTGGGTCATTCAATATAGTTTTACCATATTGTTTTGAACCGTCTGGTAATTCATACCTTGTTGAAACTTTTTTGAATACTTTATATTTTTCTGCAAGTTCAAGTAATCCATAATATCTATCAAGACCTTTATTATATGTTAGTCTAACATCTACCATTTTGTTTTCAATGGTAAGTCTTGATTTAAAGTTTTTACAATGTATAATATTACCTACAACTTCTGTTCCTTCTTTTTCTTTTCTTTTAGAAAGATATACAATAGAAGAAGCTGCATATTTTAATCCAGAACCACCACCCATTTCTTTTGTTGGAAACATAGAACCAACAACATCATATGTGTGATTCGTTACAACCATAGGTACTTTTGCTTTACCAAGTTTTAAAGTCAACACTCTAAATGCAGCTTTAAGAACTTGAGCACGAGTCATATCTCTTGTTTCTTTTCCCTCAGCAGTATCTTCAACTTCTTTTGTTGTTGATAACATACCAAGTGAATCTAATGCAAGAAATAATGGTCTACGAATAGATTCTTCTTGATTAATATAACTATCTAGAACTTTCAATGATTGAGTTCTAAATTCTTGTACTGTTGTTACTGGAAGTATAACCATTCTTGATGGGTCAATACCTCTATCAATAATCATTTGTTTAGTAATCGCACTTTCACTTTCAAAGTATATAACACCACTCTCTGGATTTTTGTCTAGAAAGTTTTTACACATACCCATCAGAAAAAATGTTTTACCAGTTGCACTTTCACCAGCGATTGCAGTAATCTTATTTGCTGGAAGTCCACCATTTATTGAACCAGATAATAATGCATTTAAAGCATATGACCCAGTATCAATAAATTCATCTACATCACCAGCTCCAACTCCGTCTGAAACTAAAGATGCATATTCGTTACCAGTTGTTTTGATAACTTCTTTTAAAAAATCAGGCATTCAAATCTCCTTTTCAACATTGTACCATATTTTTTTATATTTGTCAATCCATAAATCCATCTAAACTTCCAACAGCCTGAGAAGTCCACAAATCTCTTAGTTTATTTTTTATATTTCTTTTCAGACCCAATGATTCATATATGTCATCATTTATTTTCTGACCAGAAACATATTCATCAGAAAGACAATTCTTAATACCTTTATTAATCTCTTCAATGTGTATATTGTCATTCATATCAATTTTATCTTTTATTTCTTCAACACTTTGTACTCTATAAAAATTTTGAATGTTTGTATTTTTTTGGTCATCATATTCTGGGTGCATAAATGGTGATATTCCACATTTAAGATACTCAAGATATTTTGCTGTTGCCCAACCTTTGTCAATAGGAACACAAAAACTATGTTTCCATTTTTTCATTTCTGGATATAATGTTGGTCTATCAATAAATCCTTTAAATGCAATATTACTTTTCATAATATCTTCGTGCCACTTACCATATATACAAGTATTATCAAAGTTATCTAATAACCATTTCTTTAGTATGGGATATCTTGGTCTGTGTCCGTTTGATAATTTTTTAGTATTTAATCTTTCATCCACTCCTGCTTCATTTAAAACCATACCAACTGATGTTTTTCTTTCTTTCCAAGAATCATCTAAAAAATATATCTTTTCATCTAAATTACAAGCCATTTCAATATTTGAGTATGAAACATCTATTTTTGTTTTTATTAGTTCTTGATTTTCATAAGATTTGATACTTTCAGATAATATTTCAGTATTAATTTGAGATAAAATTTTCTTTGGTTTATTAAATAAGTCCTTTGCAACACAAGTATTTAAACAACGAGGGTCATCAGCTAAAGAAACCCAATCTATGTTTGTTTCGTTTAATGTATGTATTATAGGTGCAACTCCTCTTTTAGCAGAATCCAAAGGTCTTCCTAATGTTCCAGATTTGATATAAATTTTATTTGGAATATTTACATTAAGTGTTGGGCCACCACCAATGATTGCATAATCTAAATTTACTTGATTTTTATTTAACCATATCAATGGTGATTCATATAACTTATCTAAATCTTTATTTGCATTTTCTAATGTATTATAAACATTATTGTGAGGGAAAAGTTTCTTTTTAAGTTCTATATTTATTTTGTTTAAATTGTTTTGACCTATTATGTAAAAATTATCTTTAGGATTATTATAAGCAAGGTTTATTAATAACTTACAATGGTCAGCTGATTTAAAATTTTCACTTTTTTCAGAAAAATTAAACCTTAATTGTAATCCAGTTTTACCAAAAGCAAAGTTAGTCATTTTTTATTCTCTCCTTGAGTTCAGTAGAAGAAAATGAATGTTTTCTTGAATTATAATATATTGGACATAGCCCCTTTCCAGTATGGTCTTTATCTTTATATTCTTCACCAACGGTTCTAATATCTGGTTTAAGTGTTAATACCATATCAACAATATCTTGTTCAGTTTGAAATGGTATAATCATATCAACATATGATACTGCATCTAGTTGCACCCACCTCTCAAACAAAGATTGTATTGGTTTTTGTTTTTTAGGTCTGTCGTGTGTTGGGTCACATAATAAACCAACAATAAGATAATCACACTTTGATTTTGACTCTGCAAGCATAGCTATATGTCCAGCGTGAAGTAAATCAAAAGTAGAACAAGTAAATCCTATTCTTTTACCTTCTTTTCTAATTTTTTCAATTTGTAATAGATTCAAATAAATTCTCAATCTGTTTCATTACATACTTTTTTGAGTTATGATAATGATACATTCTTATCCAATGACTCATCTCAAGTGTAAGTAATTCTTTTTTATTATCATAAGTATTTAGCACTTTCTTGTATTCACCTATTCTATCAAATCTTTTTAGACTTGTCAATAGTTTAGATATATCTAATAGCCAAGATGAATAAACATCTGGTAAATAAATTGGGTCAATATAATAAATTATATTATCTCTACAAAGTATATTGTCAATACTTGCATCTCCGTGACAAAAACTTTTGTGTATATTATAAAAAGAAGAATACTTACTCAACTCTGCACCATACTTACTATCTAATCCTTTTGATTGTATTCTATCAACATAAGTAGAAAAATCTGGTATAGAATGATGATGATAATTAGAATTACTTTCTAATTGTTTTAAAACTATTTCAATATCAACATTTGAATTGTTGTCAATATATTCCATAGATATAGTTTGACCAACTATCTTATATATTTCTGGTATTTTAAGATTAGAACTTTTAGATATATCAAACCACTTCATAGCTAATAAACTATTATCAGCTGTTTTGTGAACAGTATTTCCTTCTCTAAAAATATCTGCACCAGATAAACCACCTTTTAATTGTTCTATATCTAAAGAAAGAAATGCATCTGGTGTCAAAGATTTATCATCTACATAATATGTACCTAATGGTTTACCAAAAATTAATTTATCATAGGGAACATTATATTTTTTACACCAATTTGTAATGATGTTTTCATATTTCTTTCTTGCATCTTCTGGAGTTTTTGCAGACAAACTTCCTCGTGCAGTATGAAGAAATACTTCCCAACCATCATTATACATTGAGATAAGTTTTTGTATTAAAGGTAGGTTAGGTTTTGCATTATCCCAATCTCTATCTCTACAAAAACTTATTGTGTCATCTATATCACAGACAATTCTTTTGTTATACATTTTTAGATTATAACACAAAAGGCAGTTGATGTCAAGTCAACTGCCTTTATTGTGTCAAGAAAGACTAGTATAATACTAGTTTGTTCATTGGGTACTTCTTCTTCAAGCTTTCAACTTGAGGAATTGCACCATATAGTTTGAACCTAGAGGTATCAACTTCAGCACCTCTAAATCTCAACTCAGATAAAGTTGATTCAAACTTATCATAAGTTTGTTTAAACTTTAAAACATTATCTACCCAATCTTTCTCTGGGTCAGATGCCTTTAAAGTTCCCTTGTACATAATGAGTTTAAATTCCTTTATGCCAGGGTAATTCTTATCAAGAGTCACCATTTTGCCGTAAATCTTATCCAAGAACTCTGCAACTGGAACATACATAACCTCTCGGTTATTAGTATATCCATTCTTTTCAAGCCACTTGGCAACGCCATTTCCCATCGGAAAAGATGATACCATCTTGACACCAGTAAGGTCAGTAATACCTTCCTCAACAATGTAGTTCCACTGAGCAGGTTTCAACTTCTTTCCTGCTATGATAAAGAGTTCTGCTTCAATAGCCTCTCTCATTATCAGTACATTCTCAGCAGTTGGTTTCAATGACTTAATTGAACCTAATGATATAAGCGACCTAATCGCTTGTAATATATCGTGTTCAGAAGCAGCACCATATGGCTTCTTGATTGTATTCATCATCAAAGCAAACCTTATCCTATCTGATGTAGTTGCAACATCAAACACATTTGCAATAATGTTTGTCATACCAAGACTCTTCAGAACAGCAAGTCTAGTTCTACCTTCACCTACCTCATACTTACCATTTGGTAGTTTAAATACCATAATCGGTTTTTCAGATAGGTCAAAGCCTTCTAAAGTAATATCTGTCTTTATCGCTTCGTATTGTGGGTTTAGTCCAACTCTAACTCGTTGAGAATTAACTGTTTCAGAGTTGTGTTCATCTTCAATGTCATTGATATCAATCAAATCATTGTGAAGGTATTTCACAAATGATTGTGACCCATATATCTTCGGTGAAGAATCTGGGTTGAACATTGAATTGAAGGTTTCTAAGTTTTCCTTAGAAAATGATGTAACATCTTTTGATGCAACATTGATACATACCTTTGTTTCTGGCGTATGCAAATCCAGTTTTATAACAGTCATAATGACTCCTTTATATTAATGCAGCTCACTGTCTGCGTTTATATTAAGAAGAACTTTTTGGTTCTCAGACCTACGAGTTCTTCCCTCTATTATATATTACCACAAAATTATAATATGTCAATACCTTTATTAAAAAAAAGGTCTGCAAAATGTGTAGTATTACATAAATTCTTTTAAGTTTCCACTTTCTTTGGCTGCATACTTACCAATAAGTTTTTCTTGTTTACCATAAACACCTACTGTTGCAAGTCTTCTATCACAATATGCAACACAACTAAACCTTTGTCCAGAACCTCTTATCTCTGTAACTCCGTGTACTTCATTACTATCTGCAATGATTACTGAGTTATCTGGTGCATCAAGAGCAACTCCATATCTAGGAAACACTAAGTATGCACCCTCATAATCACCCTCTCTAAAAACACACATTGATGTAAGTCCAGCATCTGTATCTCCACTATCAATATGTGCAGACATCTTTGTAGATTGATATGCAGAATATCTATTTGCAGAAAGTGTTGTAAATATACCACCACCAACTCTATGTTCTGGTTTTATGTTATTATCTGCAAAACTCTTTTGAGATTTGTATATTTGTTCGTTTGCTTTCTTAAATGCAATCTCATTCCATTTAGATATCTCTTGAAGTCTTTCCCATCTCTCTTTATTATCTTTACACCAACCAGATGAATCTATTGCACCAGTAAATCTTCCTCTTTTATATCCTATCATTACTGAATGTATTTCATTACTATATGCAATCATACCCCATTTACCAGATTTGGTTTTTACATAATAAGAGTTTGGTGTTCTTAATTTATAATGTTCACCCTCTATCAAACCTTTTTTCTTCATTTCTTCTTTATCAATAGGCCCAGAACAATTTGCTCTCATTGTAGATGTATCTTCTATTGTTGTGAGAACATCTCTAATATCATCATTAGGATATACATTGTTTACAACATATGCAAGGGGAACATCAGAACCATCTAATGACCTTACTGGTTTCATTATTCCTAAATCTTCTTTTTGTGTAACTTTGTAAACTTTATCATAAGATGAATCATCTAAGAATTTACCATTCCATTTTTCAAATGTTTCTTTCTTACCATAATCTTTTTCTAATACTATCTTTCTCATTTTGTTTCCTTATATGGTTTTAGGATATTATCATAAATGTTTTTAGATAAGTAATGCATTTGTAGTGGTGCAACCATCAACCCTATCCTCGCAAGGTTGTCATCTAATTTACCAACAAGTTTATAATCTTCTGGTAATGTCATTATTCTTGCAGCCTCAATAGTAGTAAAAACTCTATCTTCTTCTGGGTGTAAATGAACTGCAAGAGATTGTCTTAATCCTTGTTCTGATAGAGTATGACTTGGTTGATTCCAAGGCACTCTTCTTGATTGATAAAAACTATGTTTCTTATCTGGAATACTTTTGCCCCATTTCTTTCTATGTGCAATTAGTTTATCATACCAAGGCCCAACAACATCATCACCAACAGACATAACTTTGTCTGGATTCTTTTGTAATCTTTTTAACCACTTATATTTAGCACTTTTCTTCATAGACTCTTTTAATTCAAATGCTTCAGATATATTTTTATTTGTCTTTTGTATATCATATATTGCATCTTTAATATTATATCTTTCTTCTTTTGGGTCTGGAAATATAGAACTATCTAAACACATAAAAGGTAAACCTATATCATCTAATACATCTTCTCTAACTGATACTATAAAAACTCTTTCTCTCTTTTGTGGTACTCCGTGTTCGTGTCCTTTTAAAACTCTCCATACTGTATGATATCCGTGTGATTCAAAATCTTTAATCATTCTATTTAAATGATCTCTTGCATAATCCATTGTTAAACCTTTAACATTTTCACAAACAACAACTCTAGGTTTTAAATCACCAACAATTCTAATCTGTTCCCAAGTTAAATCTTCAATGTTTTTTTGTTTCATTCCATATGCAGTTTTTTCTTTATTCCAACCTTTTTGTTTTGTACCAGACATACTAAATGGTGGACAAGGTGGTGAACCATCTAATATATCTAACTCACCAGGCTTTAATCCAGTCATTTCCATAATCTTTTGACCAGTGACATTTTTAATATCACCACAGATATGTTGTGTGTTTGGAAAGTTTGCAAGGTAATCATTTACTGCAACTTGTTGAAACTCATTTACAAATAAACATTCACCACCAGATAATTTATATCCACAAGAAGAACCACCTCCACCAGCAAAGAAGCTGATAAAATTAAATAGTTTTCTATTTGCAGACTTTTCTAAATCGTCTAATGTATATCTAAAATAATTACCCAAAGAAATCCTCTAAGTTACCTTGTGTTCCATAAGTTCTATCTATATTCCATTTTATACTATTTAAAATTAATGTCAAGGGGTCAATGAAAACTTTTTCAAACTGTATATCATAATCAACAAAACTGTGTATATCAAATTCTTTAGGAAGTTTAGTAATGTATGTGATTACATTTGAAGTAAATGGATTAGGTTGTTTTAAATAAACAAACTTAATCTTATCACCCTCTTGTATCAAAGGGTATTTGTTTATAAGTTTATTTTGTTTTATCTTATGATTGTATATCAATGCACCTTTGATATGCATAGGTGTTGACTTTTTAAATGTTGTTCCACTATCAAAGTATTTTGATAAACCATTTACTGAACGAGGAAACGAAATCAATTCTGGTTTTACTTTAAGAAACTCTTCTCTAAAATTAATTACAAACTTGTTTAATTCTTTTTCATCACTTGTCATTATAAGTTCAAGTGCATCTTTAATCTTTTGTCTACACATTGCAGGCGTTGATGACTTGACAGCTTCAATACCCATCATCTTCAACTTTGCTTCTTTGTATGATACACCTTCACTATCCCAAACATTTAGAATATATCTTTTCTTTGCAACCCAAATACCTTTGTCTGCAATCACTTCTCGTTTCATAAACATCTTATTTGCATATGCATTTGTGTATTGTTTAAGTTCGTCATACGATTTTGTAATGTATGGTTCAATAGATTCTGATGCAACCTTGTCTAGAAAGTTTATTGTTTTAGATAATGCATTATCACTTTTAATTGTTTCAGTAACAAGTTTATCCATAGTCAAATAAACAGAATCAGTATCAGATGCAATCACATAATCATCATCTGTTTTTAAAACATTGTTTAGATATTTGTTAAGTTTCTTTTCAATCCAACGAATAGATAATTGACCACTCTTTGTAATACCCTCTGCAATCGCTTTATCGTAATAACGAAAATATTGATTACCTATTGCACCATAAGCAGAGTTCAAAGAAATCTTACGAGCCATCTGAATATTGTTATAACGACTTATCAGTTTTTTATACTTGTTGTCTTTTGTGTTTTCAAATTCTTGTTGTGCAGATAACATTTTCTTTTTGTAAGTCACTCGTTCATTGTATAACTCTTCCATCATAGTTGGTAAGAAACCTTTTTTATCTGTTCTAAACAATGCACCATTTGGTGTCATAGTAGTTCTGTCTGGTATGTCTAGTTTAATACCTTTTAACATACCATCAACTGTAATGTCTTGATGTTTACTTTTCAATAATGTTTCTGGTGAGAGATTATACTGCATAATTAAATGTGGATATAGTGAATTCAAATCAAATGATACAACCCACTTATGTAAACCAGTAATCGGTTCTTTTACATATGCACCTTCATATTGTTCGTTTTTGTTATAAGACTTTTTCTGTGGTATAACAATCTTTCTTTTTCTCAAGAAGTTATAGATTAAAATATCCCAATATTTAACTTGACCAAACACATCTGAATAATTTACTTTACCCTCATAGGCCATAGTAAGTGCAAGGTCAATCAAACCCATCTTGTCTTCTAGTTTGTCAACTATTTCCACATCTTGAATATTATAATCAATGAAAGATTGAAAGTCTTTTTCATACCACTCTCTAAATGTTTCGTATGGATTTTCATCTTTCTTTTCACCAAGCTCTACACTTGCAATATAATCTAACTTGTATGATTCTTGTCTGGTGTAAGTAAACTTTTGATAGAGTTGTAAATAATCATATTGAGATACACCCATAATGTCATACATCAAATGATTTCTACCCATACTATATATTTTTCTTGCACTAACATTTTTCCAAGGCGATAGTTCTCGCATTTTATCTTCACCACAAACTTGTTTGATTCTATTTGCAAGATAAGGAATATCAAAGAAGTCTGTATTCCAACCAGTAATAACATCTGGATAGTTCTTTGTCCAGAAAGACATAAACTCCATAATCAAATCGTGTTCGTTAGGACAACGAATATAAGTAACATTTTCTCTTGTATTCTCGTAAGGTTGAATACCCCATACTATAATTTTTTTAGATTGTTGGTCTTTAACTGTAATAGAAAGTAAAGGTTCTATTGCAGATTCTGGATTAGGAAAACCATTCTCGCATTGAACCTCAATATCAATCGTCATAATTAATAGTTTATCAATGTTCCAGTTTACCTTCTGTGGAAATGTATCTGAAATATATGTGTATGCAAATCTGTTTAGTCCGTAAACAAGATGAGGCTGACTTTCGTATTTGAGAAGAAAGTCCTTTGCATCTTTTATACAATCAAATTGATATGGTGTTACTGATTTACCATCAAGAGTTTTCCAATCCGTTTGTTTCATTACTGGAACAAACAGAGTTGGTTTGTATTTTAATCTAAAACTTACTCTTTGATTTTTATCAACACCACGAACTAAAAGAAAATTACCCCATTGCACTACATTAGTATAAAAATCCATAATATAACTATATCACCTTTTTAAAAATAGTCAACCCTCAATTAAATCTTTTTCCTCTGGAAAGTATTTGTTCATTGCCTCAATTAAATCTTCATATTTAGCGACCTCGTGCAGTTCTTTTTCTATTTCACTTACGATATCACCGTGTTCACCAATGCCTCTTGGATTGTCAAGTAACACCTCAACATTTGCAAGGTGTTTCTTAATATGTCCTTCAGAGTGAAGTAAAAATGCAGATTTTAATTTTTGTTTAATTGCTTTTTGGCTCATCAGTTTCCTCTTTCTTTTTTCCTATATTATATTTTGGTTCTAAAATCCAATCACCTTTTTCTTTAAAAGAGATAACTTTTATTTGTGATAGTGGAGCTTTGGTTTCTGGTTCGTTCTCAAAACTAACTAGTCCCCAATCTTTTAAAAGACAAGCTATAGAATTTCTTCTTCCTATATCGTTATCTGATATGTTGTGCTCTTTACCATCAAGTGCAAATAGTTCTTTGAAGTGAACTATGTAATATTTGCCTTGTTTGTGTAGTATGTGACAAGATTGAAAAAGTTTCTTTTCTTTTCTAGATGATACTCCGATTCTGGAAAGTGTTTCCCTAACCTTTAAAAAATCATCTGGTTCTTTCAAAGAAACTTCTAACATCTTATCTGTGTTCCATAAAGTTTCGTTCATTTTTTCATTCCACCTTTATTCAGTTTACTTTTGATAAACTCTATTTGTTTATCGTTAAGTATGTCAAGAATTGATTTAGCTTTAGAGTTATTGTATCCATAATATTCTTTTACATACTCAAGATTTCTAGATTTGCTTTCCTTTATCCAAGGGGCATATCTTTTTCTTGTTCTTATAGTATTTAGTAAAAAGTCATATTGCAACTTCTTGTCTTTGTCTAAAACTGAACCATAACGATTCATTTCATTCACTAATAATATACAATCATTATGTGGTGCAAGACATTTATTTACAATAAAAGGACTATACTTTTTTTCGTACATATCGTCCTCACCGTCCATAAGATTATTCTTATTAAAGTTTATAGAATTAAGATACTCTTTTAATTCATATGCCATTATTGTGGGCTCTGTGCAAGTATCTTTTGGTCTGCAAGTAAAGGCATAGTTTTTAATTCTATCTCAAAGTTTGCAGATAAGGTTCTTCTTTCTCCCTCACCATAAAATGGCGATACAGAGTGTTTTAACCAATTAGGAAACATTAATAGTTTACCAACTTCTGGTTTTACAAATGCTTCTTGAACTGGTTTTAATTGTTTAATATCACTAGTGCAGTTCATACCCCAACTAAAAAATGTGAAACCATCAGTAGTACCAGATGCATTATTTAAATCTAGTTTAAGTCCACCAGTCTCGTATTCTTTTGCACTACCAGATAATTTTTCTATCTGTGGTGGTACTTTTAAATATAAAATACAAGACATTCCAGTAGGTGTATTAACACCGTGATCGTGTAGTGGATTATAATCACCTTCATAACTATGTACTGACCACATAGATACACAATCACTTTTTGCATCTGCACAACCTAAAAATTGTAGATATGAAAGTGTAAAACCTTCAAGAAGTGCTTTCAAACCTTTTACTGGCTTATCTTCAAAGTTCATATCTAATTGTGCAGACTTTTTATTTGCTTTAATTTGTCCTACAAGTTCGTGTGAAAAACTTTTTGCACTTCCTCTTACACCATCAATATACTCATTAAATTCATCTGTAACATATTCTGGTAAAAATACTTCCAACATATTTAATGCTGGTTTAGTAACCATTGACATCTTAATATCTTTTGCAAGATTAATTGCCTGTTCATTTGTATCAACCATAATAACTCCTATTTAAATTTACACTCACCCATCAACTGTGTTAGACAAGCAAGTAAATTAATTTCTTGGTCGGCAACAAATGCAGCTTTGTATTGATAGTCTGCAATCAATAAAACTGCTGTTGCGATTGAACGACCATCTTCAAAATACTCATAAAGATTGTCATACATTTTTCTAAATATTCTAGCAGGGTCGTTATCTAAATTATTAACAACCCACTTTCTCATACTTGTAAAATCTTTCTCTCTCAAGAATGTGATTAAATCTCTCATATTCTTTTCAGAAAGGTTTACTAATATTCCACTATCAATTTGTCCAGATGTAGCATATCTTTGTAATTCATTAAGACATCTTCTCCAATCTGGAAAGAACTTCATAATTAATTCTGCAACAACTCTTTCTTCATACTTTACATTCTCTGTTGTGAGAACAGTATTAATACTAGACATAAATTGTTTTGCAAGATTAGGTTTTTCAGTTTTGGGGATATTAAATTCAACCACACTACAACGACTATGTAAAGGTTCTATGATTCTATTCTTAAAATTACAAGTAAGAATAAATCCACAGTTCTTGTGAAACTCTTCTATCATACCACGAAGTGCTGGTTGTGTTGATTGTGCATTTAGATAATCTGCCTCATCAATAATGATAAACTTTCTACTACCCTCTAACGACATAGTAGATGCAAAGTTTTTCATTTTATTACGAAGTACATCAATACCAGATTCTTCAGAACCGTTAATCATAATATAATCATAACCTATTTGTTCTAACATCGCCTTTGCAACTGTTGTTTTACCAACACCAGGCCCTCCAGTTAGTAATAGATTAGGAATACCATTCTTAACAAACTCAGAAAAAGTTTTCTTTAGATTTTCTGGTAATACACAATCTTGTATAGTTTTAGGTCTATACTTCTCAACCCATAAAAAGGTGTTATTCATTTAACTCCCCTATGAATTGTATGTTGATTCTGGTTCTAATGCAATAAAATATGATACATCTAAATCTTTATGTTGGAAATAAGAAATACCTTTAGATGAAACTTGTACTTTATAATCACCAGGCAATAGTTTTAAATTCTCTACTTTAAAATAGAATTCAAAAGATGCAGTTGCACCATTACCGATTGTGATTGCAAAGTCATTTGATGCTTTGTTCTTTTTATCTTTTACTTTTAGTTGTATTGTACTATCTTTTTGACCAGTTAATACTAAATCAGATACACCTAATGTACCAGCTGCAGTAATAACTTTCTTTAGATTTACTTCTGTGATATCAACCTCTGCATCAACAGATGGCATACTAATTTCTTTATCAACTGTAACGATAACAGATGGGTCAGAATAATGATACTTACAACTTGAACTATTATCTTCTTCTGCGATAGTCATATACTTATCATTAAAAGATAAAACTGGTTCTTTAAATAAAGACATAGCTGCAAGATATTCATTTAAATTGTAGATAGGAATCTCTTGTGAGAACTCATCTGGAACAGTTGCAGATGCAACAATGTTTTTCATTGCAGATACAGTTTTTAACTGATTACCTTGTTTGATTAAAATGTTTTGATTGATTTGAGAATAGTTTTTTAATATTTCTTTAGTCTGATTTGACAATTTCATTATTTAGTTCCTTCACTTCAATAAGTTTATTTAAGTACCATTGGGCTTTCTTTAAGTCCTCAGTACCATTTTTATAATTGTATCTCCAAATGTATTTTAATATATTACCTTGAAGATAGCTTTCAAAACCATCACCAGTTGCACATTCTATTGCATCTATACATTCAATTTTTTGTTGATTGTAATGTGGTGGGTGGTTAACATTATCTATTTTTTTCATAAGACCATTATATATTAAAGGTGGGGTTTTGTCAACCCCACCGATAAATTTATTTTACTTCAATCGTTTGAGGTTTTTTGTGGTCAGGCACAATTCTTTCTAATGCAATGTATAACATTCCATTTTCCATTTTTGCACCTTTTACTTTCATCTCATCTGATAAAGTAAAACTTCTTTTGAAACTTTTGTGAGAAATACCTCTGTGTATTAAAGTATTCTCATTTGTATCACCTTCTATTTTTTTAGATGAGATACTTAAAGTTCCTTCTTTTAGTTCAATATCAATGTCTTTTTTGGAATAACCAGCCAAGGCCATCTCAATTTGATAGTTGTAGTCATCATTTTTGACTATGTTATATGGTGGGAATCCACCACTTGTTGTATGAAAGTCAGTATCAAAAAGTCTATCAAATAGACTATCAAAACCAACTGTATACGGTGTTAACCTATTACGGTCTAATGTTGCTAAAGTATTCATATCTATCTCCTTCTTTAAGCAAGATTAATATTGAGTCCCAAAAAGGCAACTCATAAAATTGGGGTTTTTTATAGAGAACCCCATAACTCTATTTATTTATGACACTCTAGGGTAGGTATACTATATTGTGTCATTGAGAAGTCTTATGAACGGCTTCTCATCTATATTTATATATTATTACACTACCATAGAGTCAATAATTTGTCAAGTCCCTAAGCAACTTCTGCCATTTTTAATGCAGTATCAAGTGCTTTTAACTTAACTCTTCTGTTCCTACCATACCAAGCAGAAGTAAGTCTTCCGTCAGTAGTAGAACCTTGTTGGTGGTCAGTATTAAAAGTTACTGCATTAAACGCCTGCCACCAAGTACCTTTTGCATACTGATTACCAGGCTGAGTTTCAATAACTTCAAACGCTTTCCTACCATTAACTGTTGTCGGAACAGATGGGTTTTTAATATCATCATCTTTGATATTAGATGGATATACTGTGTTAAGATACTCAACAAGTCTTTCAGTAGTATATCTTTTACTACCAAGAAACTCTGCCATAGTCTTGTAATTATCCATTTTTTCTTTTGCAATACCAAGTTGTTCTTTAACCATTGCTGGATTAAACTCTCTTCTATGATTTACTTTTACCATAGAATCACTATCGGTACTCAAAGATAAAGTTAAAGTGTTATTACAAACAACCCTAATAGGTGTCATTCTAATATCAATAGACTTACCAAACTGATGTGGATTTGAAAACAACATATAGTTTTCTACCTCATCACCTTTGAATAATTCAAAACTTTGTTTAACTTTTGCAAGAGCCCATACCATTTTACCGTCCATTAAAGAACCAGCAGTATGCATCTCTAAATCACCAGCTTCAACATACTCAGAAAAGAAATCAAACGCTTCTTTGTTTTGAACTGGATTCCAGTTTTGTCCTACACTTGGTGCAAGAACTTTGTTATCAGAACTTCTAACTAATGCAAATGAACCAGTCTTTTGTTGTCCAGATGGGTTATCTACATAAGTAGGTAGTTTTTGTACATACCAATCTAAACCAGATTGTTTTAACATCTCGTCAGTTGATAAATCGTGTGGAACTTTTGTTCCTAATCCGTGCCAAGGCACTTCTCCAGCATATGCCATTGTCTCAACAGCTGCAACCATAATATACTCCTTTTTTAATTGTTATTATGTTATTTGTTATCATAACTATATTATACTTGTTTTTGGAACAATGTCAACCCCTTTTTGTATTTTTTTGATATTTTATTTGTGAATATACTTTATATTTTTTATACAGAATACTATATAAAGATATAGACCAAGCCATAGGGGATTCAAATGAATTTATTTACGATTACAGTGTCAGTATTCACAATATTAATGAGTATAGGAATGGGAATCAACTAAAAAAAAAGGGAACACGAAGTTCCCTTTTTCTTATACTATATAAGGTAATAGCAAATACCCTACAATACCTATTGCAATCCACATATTTTTACTCCATATGTACGACTACCCATTGTCCAAACTCTCTGCAAGCCATTCCTACACGATTAGTTCCAGTAATAAACTTTTTACATCTTTTACTTTCTATATCGTGTATTTCTTCAGTTCGGTCAATATGTTGACCGACTTGACCACCAATGAATAATCCTAGTAGTCCACTAGCCGCAAGTGCATATGGGTCAGAAACATTTAACTGTTTTGCACCCACTACACCTAGAAATGCACCAACACCTTCAAATAATCCCTTTTTAGGTTGACTAAATGCAGTTGTTGATGCAAACAGAAAAATTAAGACAATAAATAATCTCATTACTCTGTCATCCATTTATCAGGCCCATATGAGGGAACTGTTCTGATGTGTCTATTATTATCACCCAAGTCATCCAATTCTTTTTCTATATTAGATAAAGATTGTACTTCGTCTTGGTTTAAAGATTTGTCAACACTTCTTTCTAATTCTTTAAATGCATTATTAGAACGAAGTTTTGCATATACAGCTCTGTCTTTTCTCATTCTATTCATAAGTATTTTTATAGCTTCTTCATCAGAATATTCTAATAATACAAATGAACGATATTGAGTTCCAGCAGGATATACTTCCATATCTTTAATTTTATAACCAGCAACATCTACTGATGCAATTACATTTTTAGATACTCTTTCTAATTCATTTAATACTTGAGAATCTAAATCCGTAGTACCAGTTTTTGCAATAAATTGTTTGGTCATACTATTAAGTTTACCATTTATTCTATCTGCAAGAACTGTTTTAGCGTTCATAGTTGCAATATCAACAGATAATTGTAAATCTGGTGCGATTGCAGTTCCAGATGAGTAAATCATTTTTTCATCTTCTGGAAGTTCTTTGAACCAATTTGGTATAACACTAGATGTACTTTCAACTTTCTGTATTTGTTGTTGAATCTCTGGTGTTTCAACCAAAGGGTCAACATCTACTTTTGTTGCACAAGAACCTAGTGCGATGAGAGGCAAGATGCTAAATAACTTCTTCTTCATAATTAATCACCTCCTCTTCATCAGAATTTTGTAGTTTCTCTTTTCCCCAACCAGATACATCTTTTATATCTTGGCCAAATCCAGAAACAGTACCACAAGACTGTGTAAATATAAGTAGAGCAAAAACTCCACATAAAATTAAAACATTGGTTAAAATGCCTTTTCTTTTATTCATATATCACCTATTACATTGTTTAAGTTTAACTTCTTGTAATCCCAACCCTGGCATTACAACATTAAGTGTCTCTATTGTACACTCAATTCTTTGTTTTGTCAAGTCCCTAACTTGACAATTTAAATTTTTTGTTGATTCTAATGTTTCTGGAACAAACTCTTGTAATAATCTTTCTTTTGCACGATTAACTGCATTTTGACAAGCTTCGTTTTCTGACATATCTGGTGTGAATATATAATCTTCTGAAGTGATATACCATTTACCTTGTACTTTTGCTTTAATTATTACTTTACATTTCTTTGTTTCTCTAAAATACTCTGTTACTGTTTTATCTTTAACTTCTAATGATTCTATTGTTCCTTGAATTGTAGATGTAGTTTGATTATCATATTCACAAGGGTTTGTTGCGAAAACAAATGATGGTAATAAACATAATACACTAATCTTTTTAATCATAATAATTTACTAAAGTTTCTTTGTTTTTCAAACTTTATCACACTTCTAAACTTATCAAACATTGTATCTCCCTTATGACTTATGACAAATACATTTTGGTCAGCAAAAGTGTGCAATATTTTTAAGAAATCATCAGTACCAGTAGTATCTAAACTACTATCAAAGATTTCATCTAGTATTAGTAAATTAGTGTTGGTTGAGTTTTTCATCTTTGCAACAGCTCTCCAAGTAAAGAGAAGTGCAAGGTCAATCCTCATTTTTTCACCCTCACTAAAAGAAGAATAACTAAATTCATCTCTGTGTCTGGACTTAATAGTTTCATTAAAATTATTGTCCAGTTTAAAGTTAACATAAAAATCCATACTTGTCAAGTACCCATTGATTAATTTATTCATAATCGGTAAATACTTGTTTATTATCTTTGTTTTGATACCAGTATCCATTAATAGATTTCTTGCAACATCTACATAAAACTTATCTTCTCTTAGTTTAGTTATCTGTTCCTCTTGTATCTTACATCTTTCTGATAATCTAGTGAGTTTTGCTTTGTCTTCTTCAGATACTTCACCTTTTTTATAATTAGAAATATCTTTTTCAGTTGATATGATTAGTTTTTGCATATGTGTAATTGATGCACAAGACTTTGCAATCTCAACTTCTTTTTCTCTTATTTGTTTTAATAACAACTCTACATCATTTAAAATAGTTTCCTTTGATTTAAGTTCTACTTTTAATTTTTCTATACCATCATTTAGTTCTTCTATTCTGTTATGTTTTTCTTCTATCTTTTTATTCTTTAGTTCAGACTCTATGTCTTGAGTACAAACTGGACAAGTTTCATTATTTTCAAAAAACTCTTTTTGTCTTTTATTTTCATCTATACGATTAGAAAGTTTAGCTTCCATTTTATGATATTCACGAATACTATTTTTGATATCTTGTTTTTTAAAAACTTTAGGTTGTAGTTCTTTTACCTCTTCATTAAGAACATCAACTCTTTTACTTTCCTCTAGTTTTACAGATTCAGTTTCATTTACTAAAGATACTTTTTCTTCTATAAGTTTTACTTTATTCTTTTTTATATCCTCAATATATTTTGATTGTAAATCTATTTTTTCTTTAGAGAGTCTAAATTCATATTCTATTGATTTAAGTTCTTCAGAAACTTCTTTTACTTTATGTTTTAATAAGAAATTCATTAATGAGAATATCTTAATGTCTAATATATCCTCTACTACTTCTCTTCTATCTTTACTTCTTAATTGCATAAAAGGAACAAATGTAGATGAGCCTAAGATTACAACTTGAGTAAATGAACGATAATTTAATTTAAGGATTTGTTGTTCTAATATCTTTTGTGTATCTAATGCATTTGCATCTTGATTCATCATACGACCATTACAATATATTTCAAATATATTTGGTTTCATACCACGAATAATTTTAAAGTTATTTTTTTGTATTACAAATTCTATCTCAACAATAGTTCCCCCTAAATTGATAGAGTTAATTAGTTGTGACTTACTCACAGTTCTAAATGGTTTATTGAATAGTACAAAACATAGTGCATCAAGAACTGTTGATTTACCAGAACCATTTTCTCCGACTATGAGTGTTGTAGGGCTTCTATCTAATTCAACTTCTAAAAAATAATTACCAGTAGATAATAAATTTTTCCATCTAACTTTCTTAAATATTATCAAATGAATTCCTCCAAACTTGCTGTTCCATACTTATCTGCAACTTTATTTACATTAGTAGAGTTATGTTTTACTTTACCACTATCTTGTTTGAACGGCATTACCTTTGTCAAAGTATATTTCTCGTCCTCTGGTTTTTTAACTTTCCATTCCAAGTCTTTATCTTTTGGATAGTCTAAATTCCAATTCATAGTAGATTTTTTAAGATACTTTCTATATGTTTTATTCATAGGATATATGTAACGAAACTGTTTACCAAAAACTCTAGTAATTTTCATTTCTTTTAGTTGTTCGGAATTAGGTCTGTGTCCATACTTCATTCCATCATCATTTGGTAATTGTCCTTGTAATGTTCTTGGATGTACCTTTTCCCCATCTAAAATATAAACATCTGTCCAAACAAATCCACCATATAAAAAATTTGCAGATTGATAAACATATCCAGGCTTACCAACAATACCATCTGCCCAAGTATAAAGATATTTTATATTGGATAAATTTTCTCGTATATAACTTAATGTTTTTGATAACATTTGAGATTCAGAATTACGAGGCATATCTTCATCCATACACATTTTTCCTATTTCATAATAATCTTTTGTATCTAATTCTGGAAATATTTTTTGTATGGTATGTTTAGGTCTAGTTCCCCAACCTAAAGTTATTACCCCAACTAACTTTTCATTTTGATAACAACCTAACCAATGTTTAGTTAGTCTAGGCATAACTGCACTATAATGTCTTTTTTGAACGAAAAGAGTTGCAACTTTCCAATCAATAGTCTTTATTATCAATCTTTAAATCACTTTCTGTTTCAATAACAACTCTTGCACCACAAGGTAGAATTGGTTTATCATTACCACCATAAAATAATTTAGATGGGCCTAGTATTTCAACACTATGACAATAAGTATTTTTACGACCTTCTTTGATAGTAATTACTGCTTCATTTGTTCCGTGTTTTTTATTTGCACGAATCTTGTGTTGATTTATGTGTATGTATTTTTTAGTCATATATGTAATCCATTGCGATTATTATTCTGTCTTCTTCTTCTAAAACTTCTTTAGGTAAATCTGGAGCTCTATGTGGAATACTTGCATCAAAAACTACAAGTGAATTTTGCACACCTTCTTTCATATCTCCAATACCTATATAAGTTCCATACTTAGGATATTTATTTTGTGCATAATATATGATACTTAAATCTGGACTTTCGTTAGTGTCTGCTTTCTGGTGTGTGTGATACATATTAATCGTTTCTTTAGATTGTTTCATACCCCAACACATCGTAAATGCACCAAATCCTATCTTGTTTAAGATAAACATATCATATATTGATTTGAAAAAATTATCCCAATGTTTATGTATTTTAACATATTTTCTGTGTATGTCAACCTTTGTTTGATATAAAGGTTTCATTTTATTTGGAGTAGGGTTATGTTTTAACTCATACTGTATATCTTTTACTATAAGAAGCCTATCTTCCTCTGATAATATATCATTTTTTGTTATAATCATTTTAGTCATTTACTATTAAATTCGTAACGATAGTTATTCTCATTTCGTCATTATATGATTTATCTACTTGGTGTTCTAAGTAAGATGGTATAATTATCATATCATCTTCTGTTGTCAAAACAAAATGTTTTTCAGAAAATATTGAAAAGTCTACTTCATTTATTCTAGGTTTAAATTTAGGTTTAATATGATGCAAACTTTTAGCAAACATACTAGGATTTCTAAATGTGGTTGGTTTATGAACATCTTTATTAAACTTTATATAATGAATACAAGAATAGTCTGCAACTGGTAAATGATTATGTGGAGCCATATATTGAGAACCTTTAGTTGCAACAATATTATCTAAACTATATTCAAACCTTTTAAATTTTAGTTGTTTAGTAAATTCAGTAAATGTATTATTGTAAACATCTGTTAGTTTATCTAAAACTGGTTTATCGTAATCATCATTGTCAAAATCAGCATATGAATGATGTATGTCACTATTACTATCAAACTTATTTCTATAACTATTTTTTTGGTAATTCTTTTCTACAATATCAATTATACTTTGTTTATTATATAAGTTTGGGTCAATATGAAATTTGTAAATCATTGTTGGGAACAATGGTATGCTGTCAATCCTCATCTTTACAAATACCCATAATCAAAGATAAAAACATTTTGCCTGGTGGTGCAATAATTCTAATACCAGAATTGGGTGGCATTACAATAAAACTTCCCTCTTTGAGTGGTAGTTTAAAAATGCCTTTCTCACCAGTTTGAATGTCTAAGTCTATACAATCTGGAGAACAACAAGGTACATATAACATACGATAATGTGATGGAACATCTGTAGCCTTGTTTAAATCTGCTTGTACAACATAATATTTACCGAATCCAACATCTTCTAATAACTTCATTAGTTTATCAAATAGTGGTTGCATCCAATCGTGTTCAGTTACATCTGCAAAGCTTTTATCTTTTGTAAAAACATCTTTTGCAACATCAAGAAAATTCTCGTGAAAAGATAATGCTTGACTATGCAAAAGAGTTTTATCATTTTTATTACGATTTTCACCTAACCAAATAGAACCCTTTGGGTGTATATCTTTTATTTCATTAAATTTAATCATTAAGTGGTATAAGTCCTTTACCTATCAAATATCCGTCATCACCTATTGCTTTATCGGATGTAAATTCTTTCACATATTCTCTAATGCCTGGAATCACAGTTGCGTGTGCATCTTTTACATAAAACCATAATGACCTAGAAATAGGATATGTACCATTACTAATTAATTCAAATTCTGGACTAACACCATTAATTGTTGCAGCCTTTACTTTATCTCTATTCTCATCTAAAAAAGAATAACCAAATATACCTAATGAATCTGGGTTTGTTATTAATTTTTCAATTATTAGATTGTCGTTCTCACCAGCTTCTATATATACACCATCTGTTCTTATTGCACGACATTCAGATTTATATAATTCTTTATTTTTTTCTTTAAGTTTTTTTCTCTCTGGATATGTTTTACAGCCCCTTTCAATACCAAGTTCATTAAGTGCATCTCTAGTACCAGATGTTGGAGGTGGGCCATAAACAGCAATAGGTAAGTCTGGATATGTTGGATTTATTTCTATCCATTTTTTATATGGATTAGGTTTAACAGTTTTACCATCAATGTCTGCTGGTACATCTTTTGCAAGTGCAAGATATAAATCTCTTGTTGATAAATGAAAGTTAACACCTTTTTTTGAGTTTGCAATCGCAATACCATCATATCCTATTTTAACTTCTGTAATATCTTTGATACCATTTTTTTTACAATTATCTATTTCTGTTTGTTTTATTCTTCTTGATGCATTTGTTATGTCTGGGTGTTGTGTTCCCATACCAGCACAAAAAAGTTTTAATCCACCACCAGAACCAGTTGACTCAACTACTGGTGTTTTAAATCCACTAGACTTACCAAATCGTTCTGCAACAGTTGTTGCAAATGGATATACAGTAGAACTACCTACTATTTTAATTTGGTCTCGTGCAAACAAAGTTGTTGCAAATAATAATGTAAATACAAATAAGAAGTTTCTCATTTTACTTTCCTTTATTACTTTTAATATACTGAAGTATATTTTGTGGTGAGGTTTCACCATATGGGTCATCATCTGCATTATCTTTTTTGTTTGGTTCAATAAAAAGATGTTCAATGTTTTTATCATTTATTATAGCCGCATATCTCCACGACCTATCACCAAAACCTAAATTTTCTTTTTTAACTAACATACCCATTCCAGAAGTAAAATCTCCATTACCATCTGGTATAACTTTAACATTTTCTAAACTATGTTGTTCTGCCCATTTGTTCATTACAAATGCATCATTACAAGACATACAATAAATGTCATCTATTCCTTCTTCTTTAAACTGTGAATACATAGCTTCAAAATCTGGTAATTGATATGTTGAACAAGTTGGTGTAAATGCACCAGGCAAAGAAAACAAAACAACTTTCTTACCACTAAAATAATCATCAGTAGATTTATCTTCCCACTTATATGGGTTTGGACAATCCGTGCAATCATTATCTTTTACTCTTGTTTTAAAAACAACATTTGGAACTATATCAACCATTATTTACTCCTAAATTTCCATATTACTAGCCTCAACATACAATCCTTTTAACATTGTTTTGAGTCTATTTTTATCTAAGTTATTCACATCTATTTCTTCAACATAAGAATCCAATAAGGTTATTGTATCTTGTGCATTTTCTATAATTTCATTTTTTACATTCTCAGCTTTCAAGTCTGAAAAGTCCTCTATAATTTTAACATCGTGTGCTTTTGATTCTGTTAAAACTTGGTCTACAAACTTATCAAACATATATAAGTCTTTTTTATTTACAACTATTAGTTTGACATATTTGTCCTCTAAATCTTTTATTTGATTGAAATTATAGTCTTGACCATTAGAATCATCATAATAAACTTTTTTAAATATTTTGTATGGGTTTACAATTCTTTCTAATTCTCTTGTTTCTGTATCAAATATATGAAATCCTTTTGGACATTTATCATCATTCCAATATATTTGATAGGGTGTTCCTAAGTAAAATATATGTCCATCATCTGATTTTTTATGAAAGTGTCCAGACATTACCATATCAAATCTATTAAACTCTGATTTATCCATACCAGTTTCACTTGGAAAACCGTGATGCATTTCAAATCCTTTTATTTCAAGGTGACCCATTGCAACTGTAGCTTTTGTCTTTTGCATTTTCTCAAGTGTTTTATTATAGTTTGTTGAATTAATCCAAGGCAGAAAAAATATAGGTATATCAAACTCAACAGTTTCTGCTTCCGAATATATCTTTATGTTCTCATAACGACTACCAATCAATTCATCAAGTGAATTTACTTCATTAGTATTCTTAAAGTATGTATCGTGATTGCCCACTATCATATGCACATTTATGTCATTTGTCACAAAACTTTCACAAAACTTTTCTCTGAAGTCTCTTGCAGTTTTGTATGACACAAACTTTCTTCTATCCATAACATCACCTAGATGAATACAAGTGTCTATATTATGTTGTTTAAGATAAGGAAAGAATATATCCTCATAGAATTTATAAAAATATGTGTTGAAATGGTCGTGGTCATTCCGAGCACCGAAATGGGTGTCGGTTACTAAAGCTATCTTCATAATCTAATCTATTACGCCTTGTGATTTTAAATATTGTCTATTTTGTAAGTGATGTTCTTGAATCTGTTGTTTGGATTGACCATTATATTCAACACCTATATTGTGTTTTATCATATACTCAACGATACCCATTTCTCTATCTTCTTGTCCATCATATATTTTAAAGTCACCTAAGACCCTACCAAACTTACCAGACTTATCTTTCTTTGTCATTAAGACTTGACTTGAACCCACTGGCATAAATCCTTCCACACACTTTTTTGCGTACAGACCAGCTTTCTTTTCTTCCAAGTCTCTTGTTCTTGATTCTGGTGTGTCAATTCCATAGAGGCGTATTCGTTCATTATGAATCCAAGTACCGAAACCCAAATCAATATTGACATCAATAGTGTCGCCGTCCACAATCTTGACAATTTCACATTTATATTCATACATTATTTCTTTCCATTTATATGTTTCCAAAGTTGTTCAACAAGGTCATCTTTTAGATATCTTCTATCTAATTCAATACCGTGTTTACGACCTACATTCTCTAACTCTCTCTTAGTCATAGTCATAAGTCTTGACTTTGAAATCTTTTTTGGTTTTGGTTTAAATATATTTGTTATAAAACTAAACATTTTATCTCCTTTAACTTTCTTATTTATTTAAGAACTTTACTAAATCATCATATCCACCTATCCATTTGTCATCTAACCAAATCTGTGGAACTGTTCTGAACCCTTGTTCTATTATATAATCTTTTGCATCTTCATCTTGGTCAATATATATTTTTTCAAAGGGTAAATCTTTTGTTTTCAATAAGTTTTCAGCCTTATCGCAATATAGACATATTGTTGTGCCATAAACTTTATACATTATTTTTCCTCATAAAAGTTTTCTAAACTCTTTTTAGTTTCTTTTTTCTTTGAACTACTTGTTTTATAAACCTCTTGACCATCAGCTGGTAACATATTCTTTTGTAAATAATCCATATACTGATTACCATAATTTGTATCATCAAGTGGATTTTGGTCAAAAGTAGCCATCATACTTTTTTCTATTATTTTATGTTTAGTATGTGTTTGTTTTTTTTCTTTTTGTATTCTACGAATAAATGCATAATATATTATTTGTGTAAAATATGAAAAGGGATTCTTTGACTTCTCTGGGTCAAAGTTATTTACATACTGTAAACAGTTTTCAATACCATCACCTATCATTTCTTCTTTATATGAATAATTGATAAAGTTAGGTCTGAATGATAAATGTTGTGCAATCTTTAAAAAACACTCACCAATATAATCTGTTACTGGTGGTCTTTCTTCCCCTAAAGATTCTGCATCTTTTACCGTTTCTTTCCACTCTGTGATTGCTTCTAAGAATTGTTTGTTATTAACATAATGTTGTTTTTTTGCAGCCAATATTATTTCCTTGTATTCATTACTTTACCATATTTTATTTTATTGTCAACCACATAAAAAAATAAATTACCTATTGACAAAATATTTTTCGGTGTTATACTTATTCTTGTATTGATTGAAATTAGTGTTTAGTTTCATCATAATCATAAGGTACATTTTGATATTCATCAATTAATTCTTCTAATTCTGTTTCTTCTAAATTAGTTATTTGTTTTTTTACTTCAATAGTATCATCATCAATCTTTAATTCATCACCATTTTTATTTTTATACCGTTCAGCTTCATTATATCTTTTTAAAATATATTCGTAATATTTACATAATCCAATGTTTACTTCATAATGTAGAACGACTTGGTTTTTTTCTATTGCAAATACTTTATCTCTAGTAAATGTAGCCCACTTACGAAGTGCAAGATTTTCTTCGTATTTACCATCTTTTCCCATAGTATTTACCGTACACATCTTCATAGGATATCCTATCTTAAAATATCCATTCTGTGTATCGTGCAATTTACAAATAATTTCATCACCATTTGATAATTTCATTATTCTGTAACTACTCATTCCACAACCTTAACTTTCTATTTTGAGGTTTCCATTCAGCTGGAGGTTCATCTAAATTAGTTCTATCTAAATTTACATTTCCCCAGAAGTGGTCAAAAACCTCTTCTTTTGTTTCTACAATGTTAAATTCAAATTCTTCGTACATCTTGTCTATTCTCTTTTTAATCTTTTCTTTATTGTATTCAATCTTTCTTCTATAGTCATACATTTCTTTAAATTTTTCATAATCTTTTTCATCTATCATAAGTTAATCCTATGTATTGTATAATCAAATTGTTCTTCGTTGTATATATTTATTCGTTCCATAAAATGACGAAGTGTGAAGTTTTGTCTATTTTTATATGTAAAATCATCTGCAATATCAAATAATTTACATTCAGTTTTGTTATCACCTAATCTTAAACCTCTACCTATGGATTGTAAAACTCTAATTTTACTTTTAGATGGTGATGAAAATATTATGTTATGTAAATTTTTAATATTAATACCAGTAGAGAAAGTTCCATATGATGCAACAATAATTGCATCTTTAGATTTTTCAGTCATAGCTCTAATTTCTTCTCTAGTCAACGCATCAACACCACCACTTACAAAAAATACCTTTCTACCTTTGTAGGTATTCTTCATTAATTCATATAAAGGCTTTCCGTGTTTCTCTACAAATTGATATAACACTAATGTATTTCCTTTTAGTGGATTAACTAATTTATTTACAAAATGCAATCTTCTTTTATCATTGACAATATAATCTATTTCATCTGCATATTTTAAATCTTTTACAATCTTACAATCATTTTCAGTATATCCTAAAATTAAACTGTTTATTTTAAGATTAGATAATGTTTTCTTTTCTATCAATTCCTTTGTAGTTATAACTTTATTTGTTGTACCAAACAATCCTTCTAAAACTAATTTATGAGTTTGTAAATCATCTAATGTACCAGTAAGTCCAAAGCGATACTTACATAAATGTAGTTTAGTCATTATAGATGTAAGTGATTTTGCTTTAAATAGATGAGCCTCATCACCTATAACACAACCAAACTGTTCAAAATATTTTTTAGGAAATTTATGTAAAGATTGCCAAGTAGATATCACAACATCTTTTTCTATCTTTTTACTATGACCAGAATATACTTTTTGTATGTATGATTCTAACCAACCATAATCAATAAAATCACTTGACATTTGTTCTACTAAACTTGTTGTGGGTACAAGTATCAATGTTTTAAGATTCTTTAAATGACACCATCTAGTTAGACCATAAATGATTAACGATTTGCCAGATGCAGTAGGACAAACAAAAAGACCACGACATTTTCTGGCACCATAAAGAATACTAGAAATCTGATAATCACGAGCTTTGTATGGAATTTTAAGGTGTTTAATAAATGATTTAATAGTTGATTCATCTAAGTTTTCTGGTCTTGTATTAAAATCTAATTCGTATCTAATGTCATTTCGTTTACAGAACTCTCTGATGTATGGTAATAATCCCAGATAGATCTGTCCAGTAGCAACTGAGAATAATCGTATTTTTCCATCCCATATTTTATTTCTATAACTGGGCATAAATTTTGCACCAGGCACTTCAAAGGTAAAATACTCTGAGAGTTCTCTTGCAATATGTGGTTCGGTTTCAATTCGTATGTATACTTCATTTTTTTTCTCTATTTTCATAAGGTACTTCTTCTTTGTTCAATTTTGGAAAAGCATCTTTTTTAGATAAAAGTTCTGCATCTGCCTTTGTAGCAGCCGCAATCTTTTCCTTATCTTTCGTTGAGTGTGAAAGACCAAGTGATGGTCTAGAATCAAATTTACAAAAATCAGCAAATGGCCCATTTTTGTCTACATAATGTAAAAATACTTGTGTTTGCCAGGCACCCTCTGGTGCATCAAATGCTTCTCTCCAATGTTCCACTTCACACCCACGATAGATTACTCCATCACCAGGCTCCATAGGAATCATCTTACCCTTTGTACCTCTTTCACCATCTTCTGGGCCAACAAACATACCCCAGTTATAATCTTCTTTACCCTTGTAATCATATCCTAAACAACAAGTAATAGATACTTCACAAGATGGTCTATCTTTATGTCTTTTTAATATATCACCTACTTTGTACAATCTATAATAAGAATAAGTAGGCCACAATTCTAAACCAGTAGATTGTTCTATTTTCTTTCTACCAAAATTCAAAAGTGTTTCCATAAGTGGGTCACCATAAACACTATGACTGCCTGGAATCTGAGCACTTTCTGCTTCTGGTTGAAATAGTCTTGCTTTATCGTAATGTGAATATTGTGCCCCTACTTTTGCAATATCTTTAGGTATCATTTCTTTTATAAGAACATACTTTTTTTCTTTAAAAAATTTTACAGTATCAATCATTTGAACATCTTTCCTAAATTCCATACTACTAAAGAGTATCTAGTTCCCTCAGTAACTGGAGTAACCAAGTGGTGTATGAATGATGGAAATACTATGATAGAACCTCTTGGTCTTATTTCCGTACAAGTGTGATATCTTTTACTACCCATATGAGGCCCTAAATCAAATTTAAGATTACCACCTTTGTAATTTTTTGGATTGGTTAAATTTACTGTTACGGATAATTTTCTAGTCTTCCAGAATTGATTTGGATTATCTACAAAACCAGGCGCTGGAATATATCTTGGCAATCCTTCAAATTTACCACCCCTATATGTTTTATCAAACTTTATTTCTTTACCAGTATCATCTTTTGCAACTATATAATTCCCATCATTATCTTTTCTTCTTTGTTCTTCTACTGTTGGGTCAAATGGTATGTATGGTCTTGAACCACCATCAGTATGCCAAGAATAAAACTGGCCTGGATTGTAAACTGTAAACTGACAAGTTTCAGAAAAATCCCACTCAAAATTCCAGTTTGCTTTTTGATTTGCTTCTCGTATAAATGGGTGTATTAAATCATATATCCATTTATCTGCTAACCACCCAACTTTAGTATCTCTAACATAAACATCTTCTTCTTTAATACCTTTTTGTCTTCTACCTTGTGCAGTCAAATGATTTTGTGCGATATTACCAGCGTTAGATGTTTCACCACCCTTTTGTCTAAAATCAAAAGTAGTAGCATCAGTTGCTTGCTTTCCATTTTTTTGTTCTGTGAGAGTCATATCAGATAACCCTCTTTCTATAATTGCATTACATTGTTGGTCATTTAATGCACCTATGAAATAATAGTAGTTATTTTCACATATACTCATAATGCACCCTCCGTATATTTAATCCAAGTTGTTATGTTTCTTAATTGAAATCCTCTACTATGCAAATTTTTTACTATATGTTCTAAATAACCAGAAACTACTTTAAGATAATCTAATTTAGATTGTAGTCTAATCATATCTTCATCTGATTCTAAATATGTCGGAATATCTTGTCTAAGAATTTTTAACTCAAATGGTTTCTCTGCTTTACCAGAATAGTATTCCCATTTTTGTTTTTTTAATATTTTCATATCAGTTTCAGCCTTACTTAACATAAGTCTAAAATTAGTGTAAAGTTTTAAATATTTATTTAATAATGCTGGACTTCTAGTCTCTTCTAGATTGATATTAGTTTCATCAATCTTTGAGTCTTTGTCAAACATTTCTTGTATTTTTGTTAAATCCATACTATATTATATACCATAATTAAAAAGTTGTCAAGTCTTATAACGATTCAAATTTAAATAATTGATATTGAAAGGTTGCAGTCGCACTCATATATTGAGTATCTGCTTGGTCATTTGTATATTGTAACGCAGAAAGTGATACTGGATATACATTTGAAAAGTTAACATTTAATACTGGGTTATTCTTATTAGATAGTATTGTTAATGTTGCATCTGAATACATTGCACCATCTGGTGTTCTAGGTTTAGGTGTATCTGAAGGTGCATTTATTTTTGATTGAGATGTAGGAAACTGGTCTACATTTTCTTGTCTAAAACTTTTGAACTGAGCTCTATCTTCTGGAAATCCAATCGCCATAATCCAGTTAAAAAGTTCTTGATAATTCTGTAATTTTTCATCTACTAAAAAAGTTATTTCAAGATTTTCAAATGTTACCTTATCTGGTAAAACTGGAATATCTTTGAAAGGTGTAGGAAATATTGCATCACCCATATTAACGCCTGGTATATTACACGCAGTAGTAAAGAATTGTACTTTAGGTAATTGTATAATAGAGAACCTATACTGACTCGGTGCAGAATAGTCTATCTCTTCTGGTTGTCGTGTGAGTGCGTTTAAATCTGTCATACTATTATTTATAATCAAAAAAAAAGGGGAGCGAACTCCCCTTTTTTGTGGTGTGGTAGATTGTAGTTATTACATTAAGTTAGAAACTTTAACTCTTCTGTAATATTGGTTAGTTTCTTTAGTAAATGCAGTATTTGAAGAACCAGCATCGTTGTTATCAGCTAACGCACCAGCGTCAACTGCGAATGGGTTATCAATCATACCGTATCTAGTTTTAAAACCGATTTTTGGTTGGAAAGTTTGCTCACCAACTGCTCTCACCATTTGTAGTGGAACATATGGACAATAGAAAGTACCAGCATCATAAGGTGAAGTACCTTTATATCCAACAACATAGTATTGACTTGCAGCTACATTTGCAGCGTATGGGTCAACATATACTCTGTAACGACCATTCAATACACCAGCAAAAGTGTTTTGAGTGTCATCAACTTGTAGGTTGTTGTTTAATGCAGATTGGTAATCTAGAATTCCAGCCATTTGTAAAGCAGAAGCAACATCAGCACTTACTAGTAAGATGTTACCTTTTCCTCTACGAGTTTTTTGACCGATTGCATTTGCATCTCTTTCAATTTGGAACATTAGACCTTTGAATTTTTCAACAGACCATCTACCGTTAGAGTCTGTATCTAAGTCAAAAGTACCAGCAGTAGTTGTATTTACAGCAGCACCTTCTACGGCAGTTCTGTAAATTCTTCTTACTACTTCCCTATTGATTTCTGCAAGAATTTCAGCAGAAAGGATGTTTGCAAGTTCTGTTTCTGCATCAAGACCGTGAATTGCTTTTAAGTCTTGTGCAAGTTCCATTGTGTACTCAGCTTTAAGTGCTCTAGACTTTGCAGTAACAGTTGATTTCTCAATAGAGAAAGCCATTTGTGCAAAGTGGTTTTGAGAACTATCACCTAATGCTTCTGCCTGTGCAGCAGTCATACCTTGTGCGAAAGTATAAGCGCCTTCTGGAGAGTCATTAAGTACACTTGGGTTAGTACCTTGTTGTGCAGCTGTCAGTGAAGATGATGAGTTATCAGCAGAATGTTCGCCATCTGCTTCATCAACTAGTGCTTCTGCACCAGACTGGTCATCAAATCTTGAACGCATAGCAAAGATTAAACCAGTTGGGCCAGTCATTGGTTGCACACCACAAATGTCATATGCAATTAAGTTTGGCATAGCTCTTCTTACTAATGAAATTAGGATCGGATCCCAATTTGCCATTGGATTAGCACCAGCTGCAGTTGCGTTAGTAGGAACTGATTCTGACAAGAAAGAAGCATCTTCTCTAAGTGCCTTTTCTTGATTTTCTAAAATAACAGTAGTGACGGCTCTTCTATAACTATCATTGATTTTTGGTAAATCTGGATGGTCTAGAACGGGCTGCCACTTCTCTTGTAAATGTGTTGTTTGAAACATCTTAGTTTCTCCTTATATATTTACTATATTTATCATTACGATTTATTTACTGCCCTTTTATGGGTTTTGTTAATTGCAGCCGTATATGCCGCCATTATATCTGAGTTTGCTTCAATAGTCTTAGGACTTTCAGCGTCTTCAGATAATACTTCTTCAACTTTTTTCTCTGAAGGGAAGTATGATTCTTTCAAAGTAGATAGTTTTTCTTTAAAAGATTCTTCATCAGAAAATTCAACATCAGCAGTTAAAGAATGAAATTTTTCTTTTTCTGTTTCTGCTAAATCTTTTGATACTTCAGAAATTAATGATTCACGAACAAGTTCACCAACTTTATTCTTAGCTGATTTATCTTGTTCCATCAAATCGTTCACTTTTGCTTTTAGTTCCTCAATTTCTTTAGTCTGTGCTTCAAGAATGTCATATTTTTCGTTTGGAACATCAATATAGTGGTCTTCAAATAAAGATTTAAGACCAGTAATAAAGTCTTCAGCGATTTCTCCCTTTAGACCTCTTTCAATAGCAAGTTGATTTTCTTTCTTCCACTCTTCAGTAACATAAGTTAGATATGAGTCAATTTTCTCAACCATATCTTCTTTTGCTTCTTCAATAGCTTGTACTTTCTCTTCTTGTAAAGCTCCCTTTACTTCAGAGATTTTAGATGATACTGCAGCTTCAAATATTGTTTCAGCTTTAGCTTTAAACTCATCAGAAAAATCTTCACCTTCTAGTAATGCATCAACATCTTTTTTAACATCAACACTCTCATTTGTCTTCTTCTTATGATTTTTACCATAAATTTCAGAGGCAAGTTGAGTTTTAGTCATACCTTTGGTGTATTGATTAACGAGTTCAGTTTTAGAAAGTTTAGATAATTTTGATACAGCTTCTTCCATATCGTCATCATCGTCATCTTCTTCATCATCTGTTTTCATATCTTTAGGTTCTTCTTCGTCCTCATCATCGTGTTCGGCTTCTTTAATAGTATCTGCCTTTTCTGGAGGAACAGCACCTTTAGTGGGTGCAGAAGTGTCCTTTTTAACTTTTTTTGCGGCGTCTGGTTTTCCAACCATATTCGCATCTTTTTCGGGCGTTGGGCCACCTACATCTTCTGGTTTTTCACCATCTTTCATTTTTGGCATAGGGTCTGCCTTACCACCAGTAGAATTAGGTTTTTTGCCGTTGGCTTCATCTAGTTCCGCTACGACTTCTTTTTCCAACTCCTCAATAGTCTTATCTAGTTCTGACATTGAAGGTTCTCCTTGTTTTAATTATCATTATTATTTATAGTTTTATAACTTTTTAAGAAATTTTGCAAACGCAAGAGCTTCCACATTTGGAAGTTTTTTACGCACAGAACTCTCTATAGTTTCAACTATGTCACTTATTTCAACTTCTTTTAGAAGTCCATTATTCCAAACCCATTCCTTACCTTCCATAATTCCGTTTACGAAAGCTTTAGGTGCAGAGGGGTCTGCAACTATATCAGCAGCAGCTGCCAACATAAAATCTTTTTTCACATAATTTGCACCGTTTTTTTGTTCAAGACTACCCATACCTCTAGAAGAAACACCAAGTGTGCCACCTTCATCTATGATATTTTTTACAATCTTACCCATTGGTGTGTTCATAATTTTTGCTTCACCTATAAAATCATCTCCATCTCTTTGTAAAGAAGTTACCATATGTGAAACTCTATCCAGATTTACCGTTGGGCCTTCTGGGTGTCCAAGTTCACCATATGCACGATTTTTTTCAATGAATTTTTCAGAGTATCTTTTTACTTCATTTTCCAAAACATCTGTTGGATATACTCTACCATTACGGTTCTTTATGTTACCTTGCATAAATACACCTTGAATTTTGTAATTTTTGCTACCTTTATCGTCTTCTTCAGTAAGAAATTTTACATTTTCAAGTGCTTCAGATATTAATTTCATTCATCTTTCCTTATGATAGGTTATTATAACCAGAAACTTTTCTTAACTTTAAAATAACAAAACCGACACAAGCGGCATCGTTTTCCATATGTATATCACCAGATATACCACTTCCAGCATTATTAGTAATTGGTGGTAATTGTTGACTACCAATGTTAAAATTACCATTACTATTTAATGTAAGTGCAGTTGTATTAGATGTTGCGTGAAATTCTATTTCAGTTGTTGAACTTACACTCCAAGTGCAAGAAACAATCGCAAGTCTAGGATTTGTTGAGGCTCCAGCAAGTCCAGATGCATCTACAACTTCAGTTGCAGTTCCGTTTGTTCCAGTAATAAGAACAAGAACTACTGTTTCAAAATCTGTATCTTTTAGATTTCTTACTGTAAAAGCCATATTACTTTCCTATTGTTAACATTTCTCTTTCAAAATAACTCAT